AGAGCCTTTGTGTTGCCGAGTCAGCAGAAAGCATTCTTTTTTCAAGCTGTAAATAGGCGGTGCTTCCTTCGCCTTGTTCTTGTGCGACGCGAGCCGATGCACTTGCCAAATTGCTGTAAAGCATTCTTTGGTTGTCAATTCTTTGGCTTACGGTTGTAAGCTTTGCGGCAATGGCGTTAAACTGCGCCTGTGCTTCCGCTGACATATGAGAAATCTTTGGAGTAAGGCTGTCTATATATTCTCCCATTCTACGAACTTCCACCGTTGCTGCTTCGGTATCAATGTTGATCTTTGGACCTTTGGAACCGATTTTAGCAGTAAAGGCATCCATTTCGGCTTGAATTTTTGAAACGTCATAATTTACTGTAGGAACGTTTTGCTCTGCTATGGCTGGGGCAGGAGAAGAAGAAACCGGCTCTGTTGTTGGCGCATTTTTGACAAACTTTTTTGCAAAATCTTCTGGAGACATAGAAAACAGATTTTTGTTATAATTATCAATCTCTGCGGATTTAGCCAACTTTTCTCTTGCAGAAGCTAACTTTTCGGAAGCAACACGAGAGCGCTCCATGGATACAGTGGCACGGTCTAGTCTTGCTTGATACATTTTCTCGTTTGCTTCGGCTTTTTTGCTGGTGGAAGATAAATCCCCTGTGCCTTTAGTCAACTTCTCCAATGCAGAAAATGCCTTTGATGTAGAAGCCATAGAATCTAGGCTTTCAGTGAATTTTGAGAGAGATGGGGCGATCTTTTCGATTGCTTCCTGCATCCGTGTTACTTTTTCAATAACTTTATCCAGTGCATTTGAAGCCTTTGTAGACGAGCCTGTAACTTCAATCATAAGGTCGTCGTTAGCCATTTGGTATATCCCCCCTATATAATAAAAATAGCCGAAGCCCTAATAAAAAGGTTTCGGCTTTCAATGAAGCTCATGTTCGCTTTTTGCCAATGATTTCTTTGGGCGGTTGATTCTTTTTGGCAAGAATACGGTCGAGCTTTTGAGTTTGTGCGCGGATGTCATCATCAGAAGAATTGACTTCTTTTTGAGGTTCTTCTCCTTCTGATCCATCATAGCTTTTGAAAACCTCAAACGGTTTGGCTGGATATTGTTTGTCTTTTGAGAAGCAATGAGAAATAGCTGCCATCATGTATCGCCCTTGAAGCCATGCGGCGGTGTTTGTTTCCCACTGCCATAACTTTGCTTCTGACTTTTTTCGTTCGTTGTAGGCCTTCAAATAAAGCCAAAACAGCTTCGGATCTTCATCCCAAAACTCATTCGATGGACAGCCAACAAGAATTGCTTGCGGAAAAAGCTCATTTTCAAAATATTCAGTAAGAGATTTTGGAAGCTCTGACTTTAAGCTTTTGCGTTCTTGCTGACAAGAAAGCTCTTGCCGGTCGTAGCATTGCTCCCGGCCTCTGTAAAAACCGCCATAAAGGATTCCATAAGCGGAGCGTAAACGTTGTTAATTCCAAATTCCTGAATAGATTTATCAGATAGTTCCTGCGCTTCGGAGAAACTAATCTGAGGGTGGAATTTTTGAAGTCCAACGTAGAATAGCCGGTCGGTTGTAAGAAACATCTTTTCTTTCATGTCGCTCAAATTGCCGCCGATTTCCTCAAACTTTCGGACACTCGACCGGTCAAAAAACATTTTGTACTTTTTTTCATCCACGGAAATATCAAAAGCTGCCATATGTAAAATCCTCCAAATTTTTAAAAATTATTTATTATAATTGAGTTTTAAGTTAAGATGCTGTAATCATTGTTGTAACTGCGGTAGGTGCAACATGATCGTGGGAAGATACAGAGAAAGACAATCCGGCTTCAACTGCTTTTCCGGCGGTAACGGCTTCAACCCATGTAGAACCACGACCAGTGAACTTTTCTCCAGAACCATCGCCGTAAACGATCAGATAATTCTTGTCTGCGGTTAAACTGATGGCTGTCTGTACTGTCGTATAATCAGCATCGGTATAAAAATATTTAAACTCATATCCGGGGGTCTCTGGACGGTCAGGAATAGATGTAGAATATGCGCTATCAAGAGTAGTGGTATCGATGGATTTTGGAGCTGAGCCGGTTGCCGGAGCACTAGAAATTTTAACGAGCATTTCATACTTTCCAGGTGTAGTGCCTTCTGCGTACAGTTTTGTGCCAACATCAGAAATTGCCATAGGTTATTCCTCCAATTTCAAAAAACAAAAATAACGATATGGCACTCTCTGGCGCTCTGCTTACTTTAAAAAATAATTAGCTGTAAATTACTTGCCTGTCTTCGTCAACCATGCAGTCGTAACGGAGCATATAACGATAGATCGTTGTGTCCGTTGCATTTGTGACAGGTTTTGCGGTGATTCTCCGCATGTGGAGTTCATTTTCCATAATAGGAATAATTGCATCACGGATTTTCTTTGCAACAATTTCTCCTGTGCTTCCGTTCATGTAAATGTCAATCTGCCATGAAGGTTGTGACTGCTGTCCGGTATAGCTTAGATCATGAGAAATCTCCGGATCATCAACATCTATAACCGTGACATAAGGAAATGACGGGGCAGTCGATTGATATTGCTTTTCAATAACGGCTGTTGGATATATAGCCAACACAGCCGCTTTGATTTTAGTAAGAATCGAATTCGTAAAGTCAAGCATTTCCCATATTCACCTTCAATGTCTCTCCGGCTTGTTGCCGCATATATTCTCGTGTGCGATAGACGAAAGCAGAAGCAGGTTGGCCTTGCGTAGTGTGCCAATTCCCATCTCTATCTTTAAACGACCAGCCCTTTACACCATGACCGTTATGGTCGTATACCCAACCGGGAGCCGGTTCAGGGTGGGGGCTGTCTCTGCCACGAATTCCTGTTCCGTACTCCACAAAGATTGCATAGTCAGAGCCAACTAGAATTTTACCGGTATTGGCTTTCTCGTCATATTCCCATGAGATACTTCCTGCAAGTTCTCCACTGTCAACTTTTACAATAGAAAGCATGTATTCATATCCCTTTTGGGTTAATTCCGCGACGGCTTTTCTTGTTCCACCGTCGATTGCATCTGCCTTTTTCATCAAAAGGTCTTTAGCATTTTGAATTGACGACCGGCTGAATACGTTTATGGAAATCTTCTCGCTCATGCCTTTGTAGCTCCTGCAATCTTCTTGAAATACACGGTAATCTGGTTGCCCGTATCGAGCACTTGTTCAACCGTGTAATTGTTGTTCATCGGCTTTGTTTCGTCACCATCGGTTAAGTTACCATTCGGAGTAATACCAATCCATATCGCTGATTTTTCAACGAATGAATATCCGCTCACATCAAATGGAGTACATACCGCTTTTAAAATGCTGATAACATCTGTGCCAAAAGCTTGACGTTCCAATTCGTCCGTAATTGGCTTTACATTTAAGTAAAGCTTTACTGGTTCATCCCAAACATTTTCTTTAAGTCCGGTGTCGTTTCCGTCTGAATCTTTTATTTCCTGTGAAGGAAGCGGCTGGGAAACGTAAACCGTATGCTTATCACGATTTAAAGACCTCATTCGACCACCACCGCCAATGGAGTAATATCATTGAGTAGAGAACTGGGAATGTCTGCATTTTCGTATGTGCGCGCTACTCCATTTTCGGAGTGATGTGTTTCTCCCTCGGCGCCCTGCTTGTTGTAGAGAAACAACGCAATCTGAATCTGTAACTCATTCCAGCGAGGTTCCATTGGCTGATCGTCCGGCCAATTACGCTTGTGTTTGATTACGCTCTCGGCACGGTCAAGCATGAGCTGGAGCTTAGGATCACTGCTTGTTACATCTTTTGAAATGTCAAGCCAAAGTTTCAACTTTTCTAATTGAGAAAGATCAGCCATAGATTATTTCTCCTTCTTAGACGGGGTTTTAGCCGCCGACTTAGGCGGGCTGGTTTCCTGCGCTTTTTCTGACGATTTCTGGCTTGCTCCAAGGGCTTTTGCGCCAAGTGCAACAAGTTTGTCCACTTCATTCTCTGCGACCTCCAAAGCCTCGCTAGGAGAATGAAACTTGCCGCCGTATTTAACCGAGAATGGAAATGATACTTTAACCATAGGTTAGGCCACCTTCATAACATAAACTTCATCCATGCGTTCAAAGGACGGAAGGACAATTTCGGAAACAGAAGTAATGGTATTGATAGGCGGAGTAGGGGTAGTGTATGTAAGAACCGCAATGCCGGTATTTACAATAGAAATCCTAGAACCACTACCCATGCCAGAACGTTCCTCTGGTGTAGTACCGTACCATGTAGAACCGAGTGCACCATCCGGAATAAGAGTACACATATCGTCCGGGTAGAACTGGTGAGCTGTGCCAGATTCATCCTTGTACTTTTTGGTGTAGATGATAACGTCCAATCCAAGCTGAGCCTGCAAGAATGCTTTCAAAATTCCGTCGGTCATGAAAATGTTTGCAGTTGCGTTCTGTGCAAGAATTGCGGACTTGATTTTTGCGTTGGCAAGCAAGTAGTTAAAAGTCTTACGGCTTACGATTGCAACAGTCGGACGTGTTCCGGTAGCTTCCTCAACTTTATCCATAGCGGTACGGAAATCAGTCAGCGGATCAGCGGTAGCGGTAGCGCTCCACTTGTTTGCAGAATCTGCGGCAAGAGAAAGAAAGTTATTGGTCTGGAATTTATGGTCTGGAGTATCATAGCCATAAACGTATGGAACGTTGTTAGCTGTGATATTGATTCCAACATTTCCATCAGCAGGAGAAAGCAACTGCATAATCATTCGCTCAGGCACAACATTTGCACCATCAACAAGCGTATTTGCATCGTCAAAAATCCGGTTAAGAATATCCTGAGCATAAGGACTATTTGTGTCCTGAATGCGCATGATGTCCTGCTCGTCCTTCTCAGAAAGTGTCATGGCTTCACGGAAGAACGCCATCTCGGTTTCAACCTTTGTCACACCGATACGGTCACGGAATGTTGGCTTTGCATCAAATGCAGAAGGCTTCAACGAAACAGGTAATCCCTTATATCCTTTAATCCAAGCAAGGTCAAGTCCCATTTTCTTTCGTGCCGGAAACAATCCAGAACCAAGATAAGGAATGGCATTGCTATGTACTTCTGTCCAATTTTCTGCAATAGCCTGTGGGGTAAAGAGATCGTTAATTGTAATAGCCATTTATATTCCCCCTAAAATTAACCTAAAAATGTAATCTGCTTCAATACCGGTTTAGCGGTATCAGAAGGCGCAGCGGGAAGAGCCGCAGTTTTCAAAAAGCCATGGATAATCAGCGCACCGGAGTTGTCACCGTATGTAACATCCACGCTCTGGCGCAAAACGCCGATTGCTGTAGCATCGTTTGCCGGAAGAATTGTACCGGCAGGGACGATTTTCTTTCCATTTGCATCCGCAACAACACCGGTTGCGGAAACCGTATAAGGGATTGCAACAAAATGATCGTTTGCAAGGATTTCAGTAGGAGCCGTAGCTTCTGTAGTTTTAAGTTTCATGCTTTTTTACCTCCATATCTATAAAAGTCGAGTGTCTTATTAGCCGCATCATTGACTTTTGCCCGACGTTCTCCAAGAACTTTTCCAATGGTTTCTTTTGACTTTCCGTCGCCGTCGCCATCACCGGAACTGGGAACCTTAACGGACTTCATGGCAACTTTGATCTTTTCGTTTGTTGCCTTTTCGATTGCATCAACAAGAGCCTGTGCACGCTGGAGCGATTCAGCTTCATCTTCTCCGACAACGCTGTCAAGCATAGTTGCACGGGCAGATTCATCTGTAACCCCTTTGCTGACAAGTAAGCTTTCGGCTTTGATCCGGTTCTTTTCTTTTGCAAGAGCCTTTTTGTCAGCCGCGAGTTGGTCGAGCTGTGCCTGATACTTTTGCTCGGCGGTCATGTTTGCCTCTGCTTCAAGTTGCTTACGGATTTCAGGCGTAAGTTTACCTTTGAGCTTTTCCTCATGGGTTTTAAGTGCCTGTTGTACGCGAAAATCAACGTCCTTTTTGTAGTCCTCTTCCGAAGCAAAAGACTTAAAAGGCTGTGTTTCTGATCCATCCGTTTTTGCAGGAGTGGTGGTATTAGCTGGTGTTGCTTCTGTCGTAGGTGTAGTGATAGGTGTAGTAGTAGAACCGCCTCCACCATCTTCGCCGTCAAATCTGATTGCGTGTCTGCTAAGTTGTCCCCAAATAGTGTTCTGGATTTTCTTTCTCATGTTTTTTCCTCCGTATTCCGCGCCGTTCTTTTGCTTTCGTCCCCGTAGGTCTTACTTGCATTAGCCCGTCGTGTAATAAAATTTGCTATTTATTTTCATATCCAACGTGTTTGGTCGTACCATCCAACGTCAGAATTTGAAATCGTTTGCTTGCGTTTGGCAGATATAATCCACGAATGGCATAACCTCCGTAGTCTTGAAAGCTGCTACATACAACACTTGTAAATTCTGTAGTAGAGACTGCCTCGTTGTGCATATCTACACGAATTTTGCAAGGAGG